AAGGTATCTGTAGCAAGTGGGACATCATCGCAAGTCCGTGGAACAGTATGTCAGCTTTGATTGGGGTCATTGATCATTCTGGCCGAGGACCGTGGTGCTACACACGACATTTGAAGAGCGGCAGCGTTTGCCGTAGTGCTCCAGTCGGCTAAGCCGATGTTTCCAATAAACCTGTTTGAGAAACGACGTTCTACAAAACAGAAAGGAAAGCCAATGGAACCAGACGAGACAGAAGAAGTGCCGGAAGATGAGACGCCGGATACGCCGGCAGAGGATGAGTAGTCCGATGGACAACGTCAACCTGAACACACTCGCCAACATCGTGACAGCCGTTTGTGCGGTCTTGATTGCGATCAAGGTGCTCTAGATAATAAGTCCTGGGCATGACTGAAACTGCCCCTCTAATAACCCACAACAAACCCAAAGGAATCTAATGGAACCGAAGGACGATTCGATCTATGCCATGTTGGTTGGAGCTCGACAGAGATTATTTGAGGATCATCAAGAGATGCTCAAGACTGTCGAAGACATGAAAAGGTACTATGACCAGGCAGTATACGAGGACCTTCTAGACCGTGTCAACCAAGAGTACGATGTTATAGACAAAGAACTCGAGGTTCGTATAGGTCGTCGATTGAGTGAGTTACTTGACCTATAAGGACGTATAATTTACATGTCCTATAATAGGAAAGAACCCAACAACCGAAAGGAAATGTAATGACCGAGAACGAGACAATCGACCCGCTGTACATCCACTGGATGGTGACAGGAGAAGACCTGACTACCAAGAGGGAGAACCGCCGCTATATGCGGAAGGTTCTCCGCAAGGGAATCAAGTGGACTCTGATCACCGCCGGTGTATTTGCCGTGGCTGGATACTTCGCACCCGAGAAGAACACCACCCAAGAAGTGAAGTGAATACCAACAAGCGAGAGCCTATGTAAAAGATACATGGGCTTTCGTTTTTTCCTTACGTATAATTTGCATCTCCTATAATAGGAAACAACCGAAAGGACAACTAATGAATCACCCACTTGAATGGGAGATCAACTACTGTTTGACCACGATTGACAACGAGCTTGACCGTACCGATGCTATCGAAAAGAAGCTCTACGAGAACCCGCAACAAGAACTAACGTTCGAAGAAGGCTGGGCCATCAGAGAGACTCTTCGACGCATTCGTCACGAAGTAAGCATGTTGCAAGTCGACATCAAAGAGTTGAATGACAACCCACCAAAGAAGAATTTCATCACGAAACTGATGAGGAAGTAAACACAACCGAAGGCCTATGTAAAAGATACATGGGCTTTCGTTTTTTGCTTTCGCAGGATTTACATCTCCTATAATAGAAGAAACAACTAAAAGGAGTAATAATGCAATCAGCATATTCGTACTATGGATCACGCCTTCACCTCATACTAGAGGATGAAGTAGCCGATTCGTTTAACCGATTCCAGCAAGCTTGGTTCGACGCACAGACAAACCACGAAGCAACTCATGGGACCCGATGGGACCCCTCTGAGCCTTTGTTGATTGACTTCGAAGAATCAGACAAACTGGCATGGGATAACGTCGGCCGCATCATCAATCTATTGATTGAAGTGAACGGCAGTGGTCTAGAGCTAACGGAAGAAGAGATAACAGACGACTTTCTTGTTAAGCTGTAAATCACACAAACGTAAGTACATGTAAGCAACACCCACATGTGCTTTCGTTTTTTCGAATTTTATAGGAGGTGAGTAATGGAGTTGATGGACCACCAGAAGGAAGCGATCGCACAGCTTGAGAACGGAAACATCCTTTGGGGTGGGGTTGGTGTCGGTAAGACGCTGACAGCTATTGGGTATTACCTTGAGAAGGAAAGGGCTCGAGATGTCTATGTCATCACTACGGCGAAGAAACGTGATGATCTGGATTGGGAGAAGGAGGCTGTTAGGTTAGGCGTATCGACAGAGGAGGAGCTGTCGTGTGCTGGGGCGCTCACTGTGGACTCTTGGAACAACGCCCACAAGTATGCGAACGTGAAAGGGGCGTTCTTCATCTTTGATGAGCAGAGGGTGGTTGGTAACGGGGCTTGGGTCAAAGCGTTCATCAAGATCGCTAGGCAGAACAGATGGATCCTGTTGTCGGCTACTCCTGGGGATACTTGGATGGATTATGCCCCCGTGTTCATTGCGAATGGCTTCTACAAGAACATGAGCCAGTTCAAAGAGGAGCATGTGGTCTATGCACCGTACGTAAAATTCCCAAAGATCCTGCGGTATCAGAATGAAGGACGACTCGAGCGGATGAAGAACGAGATCCTCGTCGAGATGCCATATTCGATGCATACCAACAGGATCCACAACTACATAGGGACTTCGTATGACCGAGACTTGTGGCGCAAGGCCGTCCGTGAGCGGTGGAACCCGTATGAGGAACGTCCGATCATAGATGTGGGCGAGCTCTTTAGAGTGATGCGCCGAATTGTGAATGATGACCCCAGTAAGTTGGATGTGGTGCGGGACCTTATGAAGATTCACCCCAAACTCATCATCTTCTACAATTTCAACTACGAATTAGAACGTCTCAGGTCGTTGAGCAGCGAAATTACGATCGGAGAGTGGAACGGACACAAGAAGGATCAGATTCCAGGGACTTCTACGTGGCTGTATCTCGTTCAGTACACAGCCGGCTCAGAGGGATGGAACTGCATAGAAACAGACGCTATGATCATCTATTCCCTCACCTACTCCTATAAAAACTACATGCAAGCGCAGGGTAGGATTGACCGATTGGACACTTTATTTGGCCACTTGTACTATTATGTGCTATGGAGTGGGGCTCCAATTGACATAGCTATACGTAAAGCTCTAGAAAAAAAGCGGAACTTCAACGAAAGGGATGTGGTCAAATGGCCATAAATTTGAAAAATTCCCCTATTCTAAGCTATTATTTTACCTATGTTATTATAGCTCTTTGTACATATAATAACCCCACTTTTTTCATACTCTACAATTAGGGCTAATATTTGGCCATTTGGCCACTTTTCGGCCACAAAACACCCAAAAACCCCCAAAAGGAGCTCAAATGGAGTATTTCGAGGAAGATTTGCCCGCAACAGAGGTTTGGAGCAGAATTCCGTTCGGAAACGGCTACTACGTGTCGAACAGAGGGCAAGTTCGTAGCGAAACCGCCATGCTGCAGATCGGCTCTGTCAACGATGGGTCGCTCAGCGTCGTTCTAACGAGCGAAAAGACCTCCAGACCGTATTTGGTACGTAGATTGGTTGCAGAGGCCTTCTGCGCCAAATTAGGGCCCAATTGTGGCACAGTAGTACATCTCGACGGAGATAAGACTCATTGCGATGCAAACAACCTGGTTTGGCGACCAAGGTGGTATGCGTGGCAATACTGCCATCAATTCAACACACCGATCCGAAGCGACTGGATGCGACCGGTCTTCAATATCAGGTTGGATGAAGAATTCAATTCAGTTATCCAGGCTGGGATGTACTACGGCATATTGTGGAAAGAGGTCTACAGATCTGCTATTGAGCACGTATCTATCTTCCCACATGGGTTCGAATTCGCCTTCCTATAATATTCTATATAGAAAACATAGGCTATGATAGGAGAAAAGTCTCCTATGACTTTTGTGAGGTGGTGATGACAGAATCACAATACCAGGCAAAGTTGATTCGAAAGATTGAGCGTATGTTCCCCGGATGCTTGGTGCTTAAAAACAACCCCGCCCACATTCAAGGCATACCAGATCTTTTGATATTGTACCTGGGTACATGGGGTGCTTTGGAAGTAAAGCTTGATGGTGCACCGCACCAACCGAACCAAGCTCACTACGTTGATCGAATGAAAGAGATGTCATTCGCATCGTTCATTAGTCCATTCACTGAGAAAGATGTGCTAAATGATCTTCAACACGCACTCACATCTGACAGGCCGTCACGCATTTCTTAGCCCAAGTAATTATCACTGGATCAACTACAGTGAAGAGAAACTAGTAGATCGATATTCATCTGCTAGAGCAGCCCAGAAAGGAACAGAACTCCACGAGTTTGCCCATGATGCAGTTCGGTTAGGTATTCGTTTACCAGCAATAACCGAAACTCTCAACATGTACGTCAACGACGCAATCATGTATCACATGAAAGTTGAACAGTCTCTGTATTTCTCAGACAACTGTTTCGGTCATGCTGATACTCTTAGCTTCGATGATGGATATTTGAGAATACACGACTTGAAGACAGGCGTCACACCTTCCTCAGTTCAACAACTGCAGGTTTATGCCGCCCTCTTCTGTCTCGAATACATAATCACACCTCATGAGATTGACATCGAGCTACGTATCTATCAGAACAACGAAGTTGCGTGCTACGAGCCATATCCTGAAACAGTAGTTCACATCATGGACAAGATTGTTCTTTTCGACCAACGCATTGAGGAATTAAAGGAGGCAAGGACATGGTAATCTTCAATGAAGATGAATTAATGCATTATGGCGTCCTTCGCCGTTCGGGAAGATACCCATGGGGATCAGGTGGAGAACCCTATCAAGATCATCAAGGGTTCCTTGCAGGAGTCAAGGACCTCAAGAAGCAAGGCCTTACCGAAGGCACAATTGCGAAAGGCATGGGTATGAAGGTCTCAGATCTTCGTGCTTATGAATCAATTGCTGTCAACCTAGGTCGAGCAGACAAGATTTCAACAGTCCAGAGACTACGAGATTCTGGTAACAGCCCAACAGCTATTTCGAAGAGAACTGGAATACCAGAACCAACCGTTCGCCTATATTTGAAGCCAGGCGCTGCACTCAAGGAAGATTCGATTACCAAAACGGCAAACATGTTGAAACAAGAGGTCGCTGACAAAACTCTTGTTGATGTTGGTCATGGTGTTGAGAATTACCTTGGCGTTAGTAGAGAACGTAAAATGTCTGCTATCACAATGTTGAAAGCAGAAGGATACGAACTCCACTATATTCCGATCCCAAACCTCGGTACCACAAAGGGAGAAAAGACAACTCAGATGGTCTTAGCTCCTCCTGGAATGGGATGGAATGAAGCCTTCGCTAAAAGAGGTGAAGTTCAAGGACCAAAGAAAGTGTCTGACGACTTCGGTGAAACATGGTATGGTATGAAGCCGCCGCTTCCAGTCAACTCGAAAAGGCTGCAAGTCGTTTACGCTGAAGATGGTGGTGGCAAGTACGACGGTGTTATTCATGTGCGACCTGGTGTCGATGATCTCAACATGAATGGGAAACATTATGCTCAAGTCAGAGTTCAAATTGATGACACCCACTTTCTGAAAGGTATGGCCGTCTACAAAGACGATCTTCCAGCTGGGACTGATCTTGTGTTTCACACAAGTAAGAGAAAAGCTGATACACCTTCGAAGTTGGATGCCCTCAAACCACTCACCGCAGACAAAGACAACCCGTTCGGCGCAGTCGTTGATCAAGTAAGAGATAAGAATGGTAAAGTCACATCAGCCATGAACCTTGTGAATGAAGAAGGTGATTGGTCGTCGTGGTCGAACACCCTAGCATCACAAGTGTTGTCTAAGCAAAGTCCAACTTTGGCAAAACAACAGTTGAACATGACTATGGAGCGTCGTCTCAATGAGTACGATGAGATTTCGGCTTTGACTAACCCGACAGTCAAGAAGCGTCTTCTAAGTGATTTCGCTGAAAGCACTGATTCAGCATCAGTGCATCTTGCTGCCGCATCTCTTCCTGGTCAGAAGTGGCATGTCATTCTTCCGATCAATACACTCAAGGATAATGAGATCTACGCACCCAACTACAACAATGGTGACGTAGTTGCACTCATTCGTTACCCACATGGTGGCACTTTCGAAATTCCAGAGTTGAAGGTCAACAACAAACATGCCGAAGCCGCAAAGATCATTGGCCCTTTGTCAAGAGATGCTGTTGGCATCAACGCAAAGGTTGCTGAAAGATTGTCTGGTGCAGACTTCGATGGTGACACTGTTCTTGTCATCCCAAATCACCATCAACAGATTCAGCATACGAAGGCACTCAAAGAGTTGGAGGGTTTCGCTCCTAGAGAGACGTATGCAAAATACGATGGTATGAAAGTGATGTCTGAATCTAGGAAACAACATGAGATGGGCAACATCTCTAACCTCGTCACAGACATGACGATCAAGAATGCTCCTCACAATGAGATTGCCAGAGCTGTCAAACACTCAATGGTTGTGATTGATGCTGCTAAGCATGAACTCAACTATAAGCAGTCTGCTATTGACAACGGAATCACTAGCCTTAAGGAGAAGTACCAAGGTGGACCAACTAAGGGTGCGTCCACACTTGTGTCTCTGGCTAAGTCTGAAGATAGTGTACCACATCGTGTTCTACGCAAGGCTTCAGAAGGTGGTCCTGTTGATAAGACAACAGGTAAGAAGGTGTATACAGAGACGGGTGAATCATACGTCAACAAATCAGGTAAGGTTGTTTACCGTAGATCAGCGGTTGAGAAACTAAGCAACACTGATGACGCACACACCCTATCATCAGGCACCCCTATGGAAAGGATCTATGCTGATCATTCCAATAGGCTGAAGGGTCTTGCAAACCAGGCCCGTCTTGACGCTGTTAACACCCCCCGTGCCAAACAAAACCCCTCCGCCAAGAAAACGTATGCCTCTGAAGTTGCCTCCCTCAATCAGAAACTGGACCTTGCTCAAAGAAACGCCCCCCTTGAAAGACAGGCACAGGCCATAGCCAACAACGTGCTTAGAAACAAGAAGGCTGACAATCCAAACATGACTGATGAGATGGAGAAGAAAATTAAATACCAGGCCCTCGAAACATCCCGTGCTCGTTTAGGCGCCAAGAAGATGGCAATTGAGTTCACCCAGGGGGAGTGGGATGCAATTCAAGCCGGCGCTATTAGTGATTCACACCTCACCCAGATTCTGAATCACTCCAACATGGAACGTGTTAGAGAACTTGCTACCCCACGCACTAAAACATTAATGACCTCCGCCAAGAAACAACGTGCCCAATCTATGCTAGCCCTTGGATACACAAGGAAAGAGGTAGCAGATCAGCTTGGTGTCTCGTTGACTACTCTTGACAATGGTATGAATGATGAATGATTCAACAAACAAAGGAGTTGATAGAACATGTTGATAGCAATGCTAACAACAGTGGACAATCCTTTCTCTCCTTTCGATCATTACAATGAATGGTTTGCTTTTGATGACCGCCATGGCTATCAAAGTGCATCACTACTTGCCAGATTGGCTATGGTGAGTGATGATTTGTCTGAAGCCGACCAGATTCTTGCAATAGAGCAAGCAATCGACGAAATTGTAATGGAGAACGTCACAGGTTTGTATCGAAAGGTGACGAAAGAGTTTCCAGAATCAGAAGTCTTAGACATGAAGACATCTGGGAGCTAAATGATTGGTAGGGGGGGAGGGGTCCGCAACAGATCCCCCCCGCCTGCAT